TTTTTGTTGTCCCTTTGGAGTTCCCGACATTCCACGCATCATTCTTTTTACAGAAGTTAATGCAGGATCATCCTTAGCACCACCCTCTACAGATGGTTTTCCTTTACGAGTAGCAGACATTCCTGTTTCTTTAGCATATCTAGTTCTTTCATCAACTAATTCACCTTCTTGTTCGTAAGATTGCTTTAGTGTAGTTTGATTATCCGCAGATATGTTTTTATCTTGCTTTTTGGAAAGTGCATTTTTGTCTGCATCAGAAACTTTTCTTTGAGCGGAAATCAGATTTCGTCTAGCATTAATTTGCTGAGCACTCATAGTAGAAGAAGAGTCTACTGCTTCTTCACCAAGTTTTTTTCCACCTCTACGAGCAGTCAATACAGCAGCGATTGCTGCCTTTCTTCTATCCTCTTTAGTTCTTCCAGCAAGTTGAGGAGAAGTGGATGCACGGAAATCTTTAATTGCAGTTCCAATATCAGTTCTAGCAGTAATCTTCTCATCTAATTTGTATTCTTCTTTTGGAACACAATTTGGAACTTCTTTACCACCTTTTTTCTTAGTTCCTACCATTTCGTATCCTTTCCAGCAAGGATCTTCACCTTTCATTTTCTTTGCCTCATTCATTCCATATTCATATTCATCTGCAACTGTTCTTGAAAACTGACGAATATTAGATTTAGTTCCTCTTGCACGATTTAAAGAAGATTTTTCTTTTGATTGTTTTGCATCATGAGTAGATGCAACTGCAGTCATAGTTGCTGCTTTTTTATATGAATTATCCTTAATATTTTTAAGTTCAGCAGATCTTTCTCTAGATCCAGTAAGAGTTCTCAATCCTTTAGGAGTTTTTTCAACTTGCTTTTGCTTAAGATGAGCCATGCCTCCACGTTGCCCATGCTTACTCGCTTGTCTTACCATTCTTCCTGTTGGAAGATCTTTATATTCTTCATCAAATTGAGATTCTTCACCCAATCCCTTTGATGCAACATGTCCAGCGAGTTTAGCAGCACCAGATGCACCTTTACCTACTTCACGAGCAACTCCACCAACGTGCTTTGCAGCTTTACTGATTGTTTTTCCAGTCTCACGAGCAGCACTCATTGCTGCTTTATGTCTTTCCATACCTTTATTAACTTGATGAGCAACCTTGTCTAAGAAACTTTTCTTTTTGGGTTGCTTCTTCTTAGCATTTGCAACAGCAGATTGCCTTTGCAATGCCGCTTTCATTCCAGATGGTTTTTCTGACGATGCTTTATCTTCTCTTTCCTTTCTTTCTGCCTTAAGTTTCTGAAGTCTCTCTAAACCTTTCTTGGTTGGTTTGCCACTCTTAAATGGTTTTCCAGTAGCAGTTACAGGTTCTACTTTTACTCCACCAGCTCTTGCCTCAGAAATAACTTCATCCCCAATCTCAAATACGAAACTTACAAATTCATCAAGACCCAATTCATCAATGAGAATTTCTACTCCACCATCATTAAGACCTTGCTCATAAAAATACTGTGCAGCAACATTAACAGATTCTGCAATATATTCTTCAGATAATTCTACAGATTCAATTAATTGTCCGCCAAGATTTTCAATAGATTCGGACAACTTAGGATTGATTTCTACGCACTTATCTTTTCCAGCGTAGTTATTTACACTTTTTTCCTTAATCTGACTCTTTTTTTCAGATGCAATATCATCAGAAACAACTTCAGATAAATCGGATCTCCAATTAGAGTATCCCTCTTTCACATCTCCACTTCTTTTAGAAATTGCAGAACCACGAACATTTCTGCGATTCTGTAAATACTTATCGGTTTTATTTACTTTACCATCATTATTTACGTCGGAATCTTCTTTACCTACAGGATCGAGTCCTTTGCCTGAAGTCACAGATGCTGTCGCTTTTCCTTTTTTCTTTTCACCTTCATAAGGAGATCCATATTGAGTCATCTCAACGGAAGAGATGTTTGGATTTAATCTCAGTGAGTTAATCTTTTCTCTGGTCGCCATACGAACATATGTCTTACCAGAGTTTTTATCAGTTACTCTAACTTTATATTTCTTAGAATTGCTATTATGCTTGTTGTAATGAGGTTCTTCATCAATATATTCTTCTTTAACTGGAGATGATCCAGATCCAGAAATGAGACCAAGTTTCTCTTTAACTGCAGTTTTTTCAACAGCATTCATAGAGGTATGAGACATATACTGACTGAATGCCTGACCCAATTCAATATCTTCTCTTCTTGCTCTATAACGAATATCATAAACTGCCTGACGAATTCTCTTCTCCGAAGTGGCATCGGACTTTTCCGATGCCTTAGGTGCTTCTGGAGCACTGGATTGCTTTTTACCCAGTTGTGGAGTCAGGATCTCTTCAACGTATGCTTCGTAAAGATCAGATACAATATGAGACAGCATTTTTCTACTTTTGTTTTACCTTATACTTATTTATAAAATTTTTAATATCTTTAGTTCCAGTCATTTTCATTGCATATTTACGGAACTCATCGGTTCCCACCTCTCTTTGATCTGCTGGAACTCCAGATACTTCCGTCCATTCAATAACATCTGTAATCCAAGACTTAAACATTGTCTCGTCTTCAGTTACACAAATCAAATAATTTGTTCCTTTGCGAATTATCTTACCTACTTTTTCGTTAATAATACTTTGCACCCATTCACCTTCATTAAATATTTCTCCTCTAATATACCTTTCTCTCAAATCATTTTGGTGCTCCTCATTAGTTTGCTGAGACTTTGGAACTTTAGGATTTACAATATTACGATTTTGTTTTGGATCTTTTTCATTTGGAAGTTCATTTTGAATATAAAATTTCAATCCAACTTGCCCTGATGGAAGTCTTTTTGCTTTTGCTTGAAATTCTAAATCTCCAGTTCTTGGATTCTGTCTGTAAAAATCACTTCCATTTTTCCGTATTAATCCAAGTCTCTTTGCATTAAATGCAGCGAGAGAAACTTTTGATTCAGATAAAAACTGAGAAAATGGTTTCATATTTTTTAGATATATCTATATTTATTTTTGTATTGTGCCATACTTTATTTATCCATATCCACTACTCCCCTACCTTTCATATATCCTTGAGTCCAGAATCCGCCTCTGACATTTCTCAATTCTTTTAATACTGTAGTATTCTCATCATCTCTAATATCAATGACTCTACCTTCTTCAGATGACTTTCTTGCTCCAAGAACAGGAGTATATTCACCTCTAAGTCCTGATAATCTTCCATTAATGACCATTTTAGGAAAAGTAACAACTATTAAATTTGCTCTTTTGGTAATACTAGGATCGCCCTGAACAAAATAATTTACATTATCATGACCGTGCATAGATCCATATTTTTTACCAAATATAGATTTTTTCTTTAAACTATTACTTTTAATCTTTCTAAAGATTCTAGTCTTTCCTTTTTCATTTAATACTTTATTTTTCCATTCACCATTAACTAAATCTTCTCTAAATCTTTTAACCTCTGGGTGATTGTAAATTGTATTTCCAGCAACGTTTCTACTAATTCCACCATACTGTTGGAAGTCTTTAGAAGTGTCTCCCTTTTTATGAGAGATGTAACATTTCTCTTCAGCATCATAACTAACTATAACAAAATCTGCTTTCTTTCCAGAAATTCCACCAACAAATCCAGCAGTATTTTTATAGATTTTATTTCCAAATTTAAGATCTACAGGTTGTCCACCTCCAAGTTCTTGAATTTTTTGATTTACTTTTTTGATAACTCTCAATTCTTCTGCATATGATGATGTCCTTTTTAATGAACTATCTTTTTTAAATACACCATCCAATAATGAATTCCAAATATTATAATCTTTTTGTTCTCTACCGCTAGCAAATTTAAATCGCAATCTTATTTCCTTTTCTTTTTCTTCGGGTATTATTGAAGTTATTTTTATATTTCCTGTAAAAGTACTTCCTGGAAGTTTAGTGAAAATCCAATCCTTACTTTCCTTTAGTTCTATATCAATTAAATACTGTTGAACTAACTCCTTCATGTCTTGCCTACTATCGCATTCCAGAATTATTTCTTTAAAGTCTCTTCTTGGATTATATTTTACTACAACTTTATTATTATTAACTTTCTTATTATCAAATTTATTACTAATTAGTACAAATAATCTTCCAGAGGAATACGACATTTTTATTTGTATTTATTAAAAAACCTCCCGAAGGAGGTCTAAATCATACACCAAGAACGGCGCCAATATTATCATCAATATCTTGAATTACTGAACGAATATCAGCAATACGAGGAGGGACACTATATTCATCATAAGTATATCCTTTTTGAGCATCAAATAAAACTTGACGAATTGCTGCCGCAGCACGGGCATCCATTTTAATTGTTACTTGTTTTTCTTTAGTCACAGATCTCCTTCTACACGATTTTCAGAACGTTCAATAGTAAATGATCCTTCGGGATAACGAGCAACCAGTTTCTCAAAGTTCATTTGAATAACTTCTTCAAGTGAAATATCAAGTCCAATACAAGCTTGAGATACATACCACATAATATCCCCAAGTTCTCGCTTCAAATGAAATAGATTTTCTTGATTGACGGGTTTTCCTTGAAAAACAATTTTTTTTACAATCTCTGTAAATTCACCTGCCTCTGCAGACATTCCTACAGCAGCAGTAAGCAGTCGCTCGGTAGGAAATCCTTCAACTTGAAGATCTGCAAGACGGGCAGAGAAATCAGAGAAGTTTTTACTAGGTTTTGATGTCGTTGTATCGACAAATTCAACATATTTTTTAAGATCAATAGTCATCAGAATTTAAATCCTTCAAATGTTTTCTTGGGTTTTCTATCTTCAAAATCATACTCTTCTTCTTGTTTGTTGTCAAGAATATCGTTTTGAGCAGATTGTTCGCAATCATAAAGTCTCATCTTAGCGCGATCAATACCAACTACAAACCGTTTATGAATTGTTGGATCATTATAACGATTCTTAAGTTGTTTGACAAGAATCTGACCAAGTTCTTCCAATTCCTCAGTAGAAATTAGAGCAAACATCAAGTCAGCAGTGGCAGGTAATCCAAATGATTCAGATGTATCAGTCAATTCAACATCAGAAGAACCATAACCACTGCGGGTAGTCTGGGTAGCAGAGACAATGGGAACATTGAATTCAACAGCAAGACCACGAAGTTCTTCGGCAATTGCTTTTACAAAAGTGTAAGAGTTGATGTTAGCGTTTCCACGATAACGTGAAGAAGAACAAATATTAAGATAGTCAATAAAAATAATATCTGGTTTAAATGACTTCTTAAGAGCAAGTTCGTTAAGAAGTGCCTTAAAATGTCCAGAATGTGCAGATGCAGTTGGATATTCTTTAATGATCAGAGTTCCTTGAGTTTTCTTAGCAAGGTTTGTCACCTTACTTTCAAACATCTGCTTTGGGAGATTTACAATATCCTGAATAGGAACATTCAAGAGGTTTGCGTCAATTCTTTCAGCAATGCGTTCTTCCGCCATTTCCATCGTAATGTACAAAACGTTCCGTCCTTGGAGCAACACGGAGCTAGCCACATGGCACATGAATAGAGACTTCCCGACGCCCGTACCAGCAAGAGCGATGTTAAGAGTTTTGTTAGGGATGCCGCCTTTCGTGATTTTGTTAAAATACTCAAGATCAAATTCAATTTTATCCTCCTTTTTGTGATAAGATTCGTACCTTTTTTCGTAGTCTTGTAGATAATCGTGTCCAACATGATTATCGAAACTTACAGCAAGAGCATCAGAAAGAATAGAAGGAATGCTATCACGATTCTTCTTTTCATCATTTCCATCAGCAATATGAATAGACTCCATAAGTGCCAAATAAATG